CGGTACGCTTAGCACTACAGTGACATCATCCAAAATAGGCCAAGCAATCTCCGCAACCACGATTAACATGATGGATTTGACATGAGTAATCTGACAGATTTATTGCCTGCGGGTGCGGGTGGCAAGCAGGTTAGCTTCGTAGCGTCTGGGACTATAGGAAACGGCGTGACTGTTGTTCTTAACAGCAATGGGACTGTTAGTGTTGTTACAGGGTCACCGCAGGTATTGGGTTCGGAAGTGATCTTTGAAACTACCCAGACGGGCGAAACATCCTGTGCATTCGACTCAAACTCAAACAAAGTAGTCATAGCGTACAGAGATGAGGGCAATTCGAATTACGGCACAGCAGTTGTCGGCACCGTAAGTGGCACGTCTATTTCTTTTGGAACCCCGGTTGTCTACGAAAGCGCATACGTTTTTTACCCTTCTGCTGTGTTTGACTCAAATTCAAACAAAATTGTAGTTGCTTATAGAGACCTAGGCAACGGGTCTTACGGCACAGCAATTGTAGGGACTGTTAGCGGTACGAGTATTTCTTTCGGCTCACCTGTTGTTTTTAATGCGGGTCGAGTTTTCTTTGTAAGCGCTACATTTGACTCAAATTCAAACAAAGTTGTAGTAGCGTATGCCGACGACGTAAACTCAGATTACGGCACAGCAATTGTAGGGACAGTAAGCGGCACAAGTATTAGTTTTGGTTCTGAAGTTGTTTTTAATACGGCATACCCCCTATCAATAAAAACTACGTTTGACTCAAATTCAAACAAAGTAGTCATTGCTTATAAAGACAACGGTAACTCTAGCTACGGCACGGCTATTGTCGGAACAGTAAGCGGCACAAGCATATCGTTTGGCTCTGAGTCTGTTTTTGAAGCGGCTAGCACCGACGAGATTAGTATTGATTTTGATTCAACCTCAAACAAGATAGTCATAGCCTACAGAGACGAGGCAAATTCAAATTATGGCACAGCAGTTGTAGGCACCGTAAGTGGCACGTCTATTTCTTTTGGAACCCCAGTGGTTTTTGAATCTGCTACTGTAACGTATACTTCAACTACATTCGACCCCGGTAACAACAAGGTAGTTATATCCTATAGAGATGACGGCAATTCTAACTACGGCACACTTATTGTAGGCACAGTTAGCGGCACGTCTATTTCTTTTGAAAGTCCTGTGGTTTTTAATGCGGGGAATCCAACCAGCTTTATATCCTCTGTTTATGACCCAAATGCCGGTAAAGTTGTAATAGCCTATCGAGACTCTGGGGTTCCCGGCGCGGCTAGAGTCTTACAAAACGGCTCAACAAACAACACCGACTTCATAGGCATCTCAGACGCTGCTATCTCGGACACTGCATCTGGCTCGGTGACAATCAAGGGTGGCATCTCTACCAACGTCACAGGACTCACGCCTAACGCTACATACTACGTCCAAACCGATGGAAGCCTGTCCACCACGACATCTACGGTACTAGCAGGCAAAGCCCTGTCCTCCACTAGCATTAACTTGGATTACACAACATGAGCAATTTGAGCGAGTTACTACCTGCCGGAGCAGGGGCTAAGAGTGCGAGTTTCGTGGCTAGTGGCACGTTAGGGTCTGGAGTTACTGTTGCGCTTAAAAGCGATGGTACGGTGGAGGTTGTTGCTGCGGTTTCACAAACTATTGGAACGCCTGTTACTATTAAGTCTTCCGAGACCTATACTATTCTCGCAGCCTATGACACTGCTTCTGGTAAAGTAGTTATAGTTTATCAAGACCCTTCAGTTTCATATTATGGAGTAGCCGTAGTTGGGACTGTTTCTGGAACAAGCATTAGTTTCGGCACGGCAGTTACTTTTAGCAATGTTTCGTTGAGTGGAATGAGGGTTGTTTACGACTCTAGTAGTGGAAAAATGGTGTTTACCTACAACGCTTTTAATGCAAGCGGACGCGCAAAGGTAGGGACAGTTTCTGGCACGTCTATATCATTTGGCTCTGAATCTTATTGGGGGTCTTATGTACGGACGCAAAACAGCACCTACGATACTGTAACCAACAAGGTTATACTTTTTTGGCCCGAATTTGGTTTGACTAATTACCCGATGCAGGCGTCAGTGGGAACAGTTAGCGGGACAACGGTGTCTTTTGCTACCCCTGTATCTGTAGGTATGGATAGAACTTACAGTGCTTTCTCGCCCGTGTTTGATGAAAATGCCAACAAAGTAGTTCTTTACTACAGTGGGTCTGTTAATCCAAGTGAAGCTCGTGTTGGAACAGTATCAGGGACCTCAATTAGTTTTAGTAGCGCCGTCCAATTTAAAAGCGGTGATTCTGGTAGTCCTACTTCTGTTTACGACGCTAACGCTCAAAAAACTATAGTTGTGTACCAAGACTCTACTAATTCAAGCTATATTACAGCTCAAGTAGGAACTATTAGCGGTGGTTCGATTAGTTTTGGTTCTGCTACGGTTCTTATAAGCTCGGGCCTCCCTCTTCCCTATTCGGCAGTATATGATTCGGGAGCAGGGAAATCAGTTTTTTGCTTGTACGATAATGGCTCCCCATACTACGGGACGTTGGTTTTTGGTACTGTATCAGGGACAACTTTTTCCGCAGGGACCCCTGTGACTTTTGGTACAGGCGGCTGCGCTTATACAGGGTCTGCATACGATTCTGCAAATAAAAAAGTTGTCATAGGTTATTCTGATTTATACAACTCTCCTTATAATACAGATGCTGTAGTCTTCCAAAACGCAGGCTCAAACTCCGTTGACTTCATAGGCATAACAGACCAAGCCATAGCCAATACAGCTACAGGCGCAGTGATTGTGCAGGGTGGGGTTAGTGAAAAAGTTACAGGTTTAACTACTGGCTCTGACTATTACGTCCAAGGCGACGGCACACTTTCAACTACTGTATCATCCGTCCCCGCAGGACGGGCTTTATCATCAACCTCAATCCTATTGGAAGGATAACCATGAAAACCATTATTGAAAACAGCACTAACTGTTCTAAGTATCTTTTTGCAGACGACAAGCAAGTCAATATGAAAGCTGACTGTATCGAAGTAGGTGACCCTGCTAACTTGGACTTTATCGTTGGCGATATGAACTCTAGCAACGCTACTCTTATTGAAGGCGTGACTGAGCCGGACGATTGGTACGGTTGTAAGTACAACTACGTCAACGGCGCTTGGGAACTTTGCCCTGATTGGGTTGATCCACGTTTGCAACAGCCGCTGGTTTAAGAGTATGACAAGTGACGCATCTATTCTTGTTATATGTTCTGGTCAACGGCCAGATACAGTCTTCGGACATGTACTTCTATGACATCAATAGATGCAATTACTTTGCTACAGCTATTGTCAGGGGGAAGGTAGAGCGGACCCTTAATTACGAGCCGAGAGGCGTGGCCCTTGCAGCTTATTGTTTGCCCCGTGTGGCAGACCCAGTAACAGTGAGGGCATACTGATGGACCCCGTAACGATAAGCGCCTGTATAGCAGGAGCGACAAGAGCGTACAACCTCGTTGCTAAGGCAGTAAATGCCGGACGTGAGATAGAGGATACAGCCCAGTACATAGGTAAGTTCTTTGATTCTAAAGAGAAAATCTTAGAGATAGAAAAAGAAAACCAGTACGGCCCTAAGTTCCTGCGAGGCTCGTCGGTAGAGGCCCAAGCCTTAGAAATACAGATGGCGAAGCACAAGACGCAGCAGATGGAAACTCAGCTTAGGGAAATCATCGTGCTGTACGGGCCGGGCGAAGCCTTCTATAACGAGATGATGAAGACACGGCGCACTATACGCGCACAACGCCTAGCTGCTGCTGAAGCACGGGCTAAGCAAAAACGGTTAATTATCGACGGTACTCTGATCCTCCTAATGACTGGGGCGACTATGGGTATAATATTTTGGATGGTGGGCTTAGTAGCAGGGTAGTACAATGGATTATCAAGTGATGTTTAACGTGGCAATTGCCTTAGCCGGATTTGTTGTTGGGTGGCTAGTTAATCGTGTGTTTGCTTTATTAGACCGAATTGACGCGGACATGAAAGCTATTCCCATGACCTATGTAGCAAAAGAAGATTACCGCGATGACATACGAGAAATCAAAGAGATGCTCGGCGCTATCTTTAAACGACTTGAGACTAAAGCTGACAAATGAAACTTGATCCTGTGTTACTGACAATGGCCTGCTCATGGTCTATAAAAGCCTATAACGACGAAAATCGTGACGCTATTAAGGTAGAGTCGCCTTTGACTTCTACTACTGCGTTTGTTGTTAAGCGCAAGACCATAGACATCATAGTGTTCCGTGGCACTCAACAGGCAAGTGACTGGGCATTTAACTTATTTCCTGTACCTGTACCGTATGCCGGTAGATTGTGTCACGGTGGATTTGTTGCTGCTCACGCTTCTGTTTGGGATAAGATTGAGCCACACATTGATTATAGCAAGCGCACGTTAATCTGCGGGCATAGTCTTGGCGGAGCATTAGCTGAACTGACGGCAGCTAAACTGAATGGCAAACACGATAATTTAAACCTGATAACTTTTGGTAAGCCCAATACGTTTTTCAAAGGTTTTAAAAAGCCGTTTACACTCGATAACCAAATTTCTGTCGTTAACGGCAGCGACTCAGTAGCTAGAGTCCCCCGCCTGTGTTACGGCCCCAGTAAGTCCCAAGATATGCTGTACTTCTCCAATGGCGGAGTAAACTACATAAACCCCACTAAGTACCTACGCAAGAAAGATAGAGGCTATAAAGACCGCGTTTCAGACCACTTTATGGAAGGGTACAAAGAACGACTGACTAAATTTTTAGAGGACCAGAAAAATGGTAAGACTGGCGTTGATATTTAGTATTGCACTGCTTATGGTTTCTTGCACTACGGTAGAGCAAGTCCGTGAAAACAAAGAACTTTACTGCTCAAGCGTATATAAAGGCATGCGTGCCGTAGGTCGTTCTGCGTTGTCTGCTACCACAGGTGTAGTTGTCCCTGATGTATGTGACACAATCGACGAAATTGTCGAAGAAGAAAACGCTGAAGCATGATTAAAATTGGCGGGCTACTTAAGTCTCTGGCTCCTACGGTAGCGGAAGCTGCGGGCGGTCCCCTTGCCGGTATGGCAGTAAAAATGGTTGCGTCTAAGATAGGCGTTCCTGATGCAAGTGCCGAAAAAATAGAAGAAATCCTAGAAACTCAGCCTGAAAAAGCCATGCTAGTAAAGCAGGCAGATCGTGAGTTTCAGGACCGTATTCGGGAAATGGAGATTGACCTTGAGTCGTTTAAGGCAGAGGTCGATGACCGTAAGGATGCCAGAAGTAAGTTTGTTGACGATCCTACCCCTAAGATATTTGCCATGTTGGCGTTAATTGGGTTTTTAGGCTACGTGTTTATGGTTACCATACAGCCCCCCGATGCCAATGACGACGGCGTAGTTAACTTGATTTTGGGCTACTTAGGTGGTCTTGTTTCTGGCATATCCGCTTTCTTCTTCGGTGGCAGTAATGGAAAGAAGTAAGATGGAAAAACTATTAGAAATGCTTAAGCGCCATGAGGGCGAAGTGAAGACCAACGGACGGCACGTGGCCTACAAGTGTAGCGCGGGTTACTGGACTTTGGGGATTGGGAGAAATGTTGATCCTAACGGAGGGATTGGTCTTTCCGACGATGAAGTAGATTACCTGTTAGAAAACGACATCTTACGTGTTATGAAAGAACTTTCCTCAGAATATCCGTGGTTTAGCTCACTTGATGACGTTAGAAAAGATGCTATGATAGACATCAGCTTTAATCTTGGTGCTACACGTCTACGAGGCTTTAAAAAAGCGTTAGCCGCTATGGAAGTGGCAGATTACCCCCTCGCAGCAAAAGAATTCCTTGACTCGAAATGGAGTCTGGACGTAAAGGGCCGTAGCCACGAACTCGCATCTATGATCGAGACGGGCAAATACTTGTAACGAAACTGGTAACCGCTATGGCTTTTTTCAAACTTACATTAGCTCCGGGCATTGACAAACAAAATACTGAATACGGTGCTGAAGGCGGGTGGACGGATGGTGATAACATCCGTTTTCGCTATGGAATGCCAGAAAAAATAGGCGGTTGGACCTACTTTAACGGCACTGCAGACTACCTCGTAGGCTTTGCTAGTTACACGTTTTCTTGGAATAACCTCGCAGGCACTCCCTACCTTGCCGTAGGCACGGACCGGAAAATCTATGTAAGCGTAGGCGGCGCTTGGTACGACATAACTCCCCTGAGAAGCACTAGCTCCGCAGGCGATATTACTTTTTCAGCCACCTCTGGTTCAGCAATTATAACCGTTACTGATACGGCTCACGGGGCTGTTCAAGGTGATTTTGTTACCTTTAGTGGCGCGGTAAGTCTAGGTGGACAAATCACCGCCGACATCCTTAACTCCGAATGGGAAATTACCGAGGTCACTAATTCAAGTACCTATACCATTACCGCGCCTGTAAATGCCGACGGATCAGACACAAACAACGGCGGCGCCTCAGTGGTGGGTGCTTATCAGATTAACGTAGGCTCGGACATTAGCTACTTTGACTACGGCTTTGGAACAGGCACATGGGGCGCTAGTACATGGGGCACTCCACGAACTGAAGTGCAGGTTGAGACACTTAACGCGCGTATTTGGCATTTTGATAACTTTGGTCAAGTGCTGCTTCTGCAGCTTGTGGATGGGGAACTCTATCAGTGGAATCCTTCAGATGGCGTAGATACCCGCGCTTCACTAGTCTCCGGCGCACCGACTAAAAACGGCTACATGCTTGTTTCTAGCCCAGATAGGCATTTAATCGCCTTAGGTACTGAAACCACAATAGGTGATCCTGACACTCAGGACCCTTTATTTGTACGATTCTCGAACCAAGAAGACATTAACACCTTTGCCGAGTCGGCGACGAATACGGCAGGTGGTCAACGGCTGTCAGACGGTAATAGAATTCAAACAGCAGTCAGGGCGCGCGGCCAGATACTGATACTAACCGACACGTCTCTTCACGGCATGCAGTACATTGGTCCTCCGTACACGTTTGGTTTCCAACAACTAGGCAGCAACTGTGGCGCCTTGGGCCCTAACTCTGCGATAGAGGTTAACGGCTTAGCTTTCTGGATGGGCCATGAGGCGTTTTACGTCTTTGACGGTACGGTGAAAAAGCTCCCTTGCACATTGCAAGATTACGTTTTTGACGATATCAATCTAGTACAAGAAGATAAGGTTTTTGCTGCGCTTAACTCTGACTTTAACGAGGTCACGTGGTTCTACTGCAGCTTCACGTCTGATTATATTGACCGGTGCGTGACCTATAACTATCTTGAAAACGTCTGGTCTGAAGGCACGTTAGCGCGTACTTCTTGGCAGGATGTAGGCTCTTTCCAGAAGCCCACGGCCTCAGAGTATTTCCCTGAAAGCACTGAAGCTACTATAGGCACTATTTATGGGCTTACTGCCGGTCGCAGCTTGATATATAACCATGAAGACGGGGTTAATCAGGCAGACGGTAGCGCGATTACGGCCTTTATTGACTCAGGTTATTTCGATATCGGCGACGGCGACAACATGATCTTGATGCGCCGGTTTATTCCTGACTTTAAAAACCAAGAGGGAAACCTCACGGTTAATTTGTTACTGCGCGCATACCCTCAGACCACGGCTAGTCCTAGTTCCTTGGACCCCTACGTCATTACGCCGACGACAGATAAAGTAGACACGCGGGCTCGCGGGCGGCAGATTGCACTGAAGATTACAAGCGACGAAGTCGATACAAACTGGCGTTACGGTACGTTGCGCGTTGACATCCAACCGGATGGCCTACGATGAGCAAAATACAGAACGTCCGACTGCCTGATGCGGCAACAGGCGACTATAGTCCTCAGCAGTTTAACCAGTTGGTGCGTTCGCTAGAGCAGATTGTTCTGCAGTTAAACAGCAGCTACAC